ATCCGATGATTATGGGTAGCCTTTTCTGGGGCTGGGTCATTCAAGATTTCAAGTTGTTTGGTAATACTTACCTGAGAAAGATTCGTTCTAGCACCCGTGGCACGGTGACAGCTTTACAGTTTCTACCGCAGGACATGGTTAGGCCTGTAGGCAACGGTGTCAACCCGCTAACCCACTACATCTACACCACGGATGGCCGCTCCTTTGACATCCCGGTAAGCGACATCATCCATATTCGGTACGGCAGAGACCCAAGCGATATCCGCATTGGTAGAGCGCCGCTTACCGCTGTCCTGCGGGAGATAGCAACCGATAACACCGCATCCACTACCGCATACGGACTGCTTGCAAACGGGGCTATGCCATCGCTAATCGTCGGCCCTGATGCCAAAGAGACCAGCGTTGACATGAGCATGGATGACGCGAGACAGGTCAAGCGGCAACTGCACGAAGACCTTACCGGGGACGGTTCAGGCGGCATCGTGGTAATGACCGGTGCATACAAGATGGATAGGGTTAGCCTTACACCTTCCGAGCTTGCTTTGGATTCTGTTAGGCGTGTACCGGAGGAGCGTATCTGTTCAGCCCTTGGTATCAACCCTATGGTCTTAGGGCTTGGTTCAGGTCTCGAACGGTCTACCTACAGTAATTATGAGAGGGCCCAGCAGGCGGCATGGGAAGACGGCATGGTGCCTTTGCTCCGTACCTTGGCGGATGCTATCACTGCTGATCTGCTGCCAGAATACCCGGAAACACAACAGGGTGATTACCTGATGTATGACCTTGAAACGGTCAGGGCGCTTGCCGACGATATGCAAGCAGAAGCGGTAAGAGCGGAGAAACTCTACAAGGCTGGCATTATTGATCGGGCTGAAGCCAAGCGAATAGCCGGGCTTGAAGCCGTACCGGAAGATGAAGGCGTGTTACATCCATCCGCTATCAGCGTTCAGGCTGGCACTGGTGCATCGCTGGCAGAGACAACCAACGCCGCAGGTATCTTGATTCGTTCCGGTTACGATCCGGGTAGCGTTACAAGCTTCCTTAACTTGCCAGTCCAGCACACAGGAGCCGCACCGGTTACCCTGCGAAATGATGAAGCCAAGGCCTACGACATCAAGGCAGCACCGAACGCTGGCATGGTCGAAGCGGCACAGAGAGCGCTTGATTGGAAGGCAGAAGGCTTTGACGGCGGGACGCGGGTAGGCTTGGCAAGGGCTAACCAAATCGTAAACGGTGAGAAACTTTCCGAAGACACGATACTGCGGATGTATTCTTTCTTTTCACGGCATGAAGTAGACAAAAAGGCCGAAGGCTTCAACGCTGGTGAAGAGGGCTTCCCCAGTCCGGGGCGTGTAGCCTGGGACTTGTGGGGCGGTGATGCCGGGTACCGCTGGTCTACATCCAAGCGGGACGCAATGCAACCAGACGGCAAAAGCCTTGACACCGACCACGTATGCACTCCGGGGGTAGTGTACAAGTCTCACCCTTTTTACGGGTATTCGCTGGAGGAAATCTCAAGCGAGTAGACAGCGGCACCGCTAGAATCTACGCGGCTGGTCAGAAGTTCCGCAACGACCTGCTGGAGCGTGAAGGCGTAGCCATCAGCCGGATGCAACGTGCATACAAGGCAGCGACAAAGGCGAGCATCGATGAGCTTGAAGCGCTGGAGGGTAGGATAGCCGAGCGTGAAGCCAACGGGGAACCGCCATCCGAAACCATACTCTGGATGCGTCAGCGGATCATAGACAACATCGAGCAGCTTGGAAAGAACCTGAAAAAGTTCAGCATCGAGGGGGCAGTGATTACAGCCGATGGACAGCTACAAAGTGCCTTACTTGCTAATGAGGCAACGCCAGGCCTCGTGGAAGCGGCAGCGGGTAAAAAACCTGCCGGGGTTACCCTTGGTACTAGCTGGACAAGTCTTCCAGACGAAGCCCTACAGGCGTTCGTCGGGATGGCTGGCGATGGTTCACCTTTGGCTGAGTTATTCGCAACAATCCCACAAGTAACCACCGACGCGATGCAGATGGCTTTGGTACAGGGTATCAGCCTCGGTGAAGGCCCACGCACGGTAGCACGGCGGGTACGCAAGGCGGCTGATATCGGTAGGCAAAGAGCAGAGACGATAGCACGTACCGAGATGATACGCGCAAGCCGTGAAGCACAGCGGCAACTATATACCGAGAATGGTTCAGTGACTGGATACCGCCGACAGGCTACGCAAGATGCTAGGGTATGCCTTGCTTGCTTGGCTCTCTCCGGCACCTTGCAAGCCACCGATACCATCATGCCAAGCCATCCGAACTGCCGGTGTGTGATGATTCCGGAGACGCTCTCCTGGGCGGAGATAACCGGCGATTCTTCCATCCCGGATACCCGCCCAAAGGTTGCCACGCCTGAAAGCATTCTTGCGGGATTAACTAGAGAAGATAAGTTTGCCATCATGGGGCGTAAAAGATACGAAATGTATCTAAATGGCATGAAGCTAAATGAAATGGTTGAAGTTGTACCTAATCGTGATTGGGGGCCAACGACACGCGTAAAACCATTACGTGATTTTGGAATTCCAACTAAACCATTTGTCCCTAAGCCAAAGCCGCCAGTATCACCTAAGCCTAAACCTATTGCACCTACTGCACAACCTAAACCTATAGAACAACCCAAGCCGGTAGTAGTGAAACCAGAACCGGTAGCACCGAAGCCTGTTGTTGAAAAACCTAAACCACAACCTAAGCCAGTAGATGTGAAGCCTGAAATTGTCAAGCCAGTTCAACAAGTACAGGTCATAGAGCAAGCGCAACCTGTCACCAGAACAGCTGAAAGATTGCGAGATAAGTTACGCGATATTGATGCGACATCAAAACAAACTATCTCTGATCTTAGATCAAAACTTAAAGTTCTTGATAATCAATACCAATCGTTGCTAGATAATCAATTTCAAAATGTTTCAGAAGACACACCGGGAGAATTTAATCTGGATGCGTTCTTACAGATAGGAGCCTATGCACCAAAAACAGAATCTATTGTACTTAGAAAACAAATTGAAGAACTCACAGAACAAATAAACGAACAGAAATTGCAAAGACAAAAGTTGATGAATGAGGCGTTGAAGTCTGAAAAACCTATACAAATAGAATATGTTTCGCCTAATCAATCTATATACAAAACACAAGTCAATAGATCTAATACACGTACACATGAAACCGCTAGTGCAAGTGAAACAGATCACGCAAAGTGGGTTAGTGAAATGCAAACCGTTGTCTCATGGATTGACGAAAGACCATTAAAACCTGTTCTACCTGTATCGTCAGGCGTCAAACCAAATCAATTATTTATTGTTGAAGGTAAAGGCAGAAAAGGAATTGGTGGATGGTTCTCACGAGAACATAATGTAATTGCTCTCAATAAAAATGTATTTACAGAAGATCACGTGACTATAGGTGGCCATGAGTTTATCCATTATTTAGATTTCAATAGTTCAACATTACGGCAAGCAACAACAAAATTCTACAACTACAGAACACGACTTGACAGACTTGAACTACACCCACAAGGATATGTCAAAGTTGATAACTGGGGCAGAGATTATGCCGGTCTAGTTATGTCAGACTTATCGTTTACCGGGGCTGAAGTTCCTTCAATAGGCATTGAATTTTTACTACAAGATCCATTGGCATTTGCTGAGCGTGATTTTGAATACTTCAAATTTATGGTGGACAACGTACTATGCTCATCGCAACAATAACCGTAAGTGGGCAAGAGTCTAATTTGATTTATGACAATCAAAGACTATTTTTTGATGGCTACTTAGAACCATTGAATGACGTAGCAAACACGAAAAAACTTATCAAAGCTCTAGGTATTATGGTTAGCGTTTTGCCAGTCCAAGTAGATATCGTTGAGGCTTTATCCAAATACAATAACGTACGTGTTGAATACCTGAACATAATCCCAGAGTTTGAATATCAATCAGAGGTGCTAATTTAGGTATGTGGGATAGTGGAGCCATGGACTTGCTGACATCATTCGTAGACGGAATTAAGAGCGACCGGCTTGGTTACGTCAAGGGCTACCTCGTGCGCTTTGGCGATACCAAGAACGCTGACCTTGAGGGTGACTTTTTCACCGCTTCAACTGACTACGGCTTTCCGGTATCCAAGGGTCAGCGGGTACCGCTCAACGTGTACTATCACCACGGCATGGATGCCGCTGTCGGGAAGAAGAGCATCGGTACAGGCTACATCAAGATGGACGATACCGGGCTTTGGTACGAAGCACAGTTAGATCTAGCCGATGAGTACGGCAGCATGATTGCGAAGCTCTGCAAGCAAGGCAAGATGGGCTTTTCGTCTGGTGCTGCCGGTCATCTGGTAGAGCGCAAGAGCATGGGCGGTGCCGCTGAAATCACACGCTGGCCTATCGCCGAAGCATCGATTACACCGACACCCGCCGAGTATCGCAACAGCGTAAAGACCCTCAAGGAGTACTACGGCATGGAGCCTATGATGGAAGAAGAAGAAGAGATGGTCATGGCTCCAATGCCTGAGCAGTCCCCGGAAGAGTACGCCATGTCGGTCTTTGATGAGTCTGAAGGTGACCTTATCCACGAAGGGCTTGAAGCCTACTACGATGCGCTCTGCGGAGCCATCGAAGCCGTATCCGATCAGACCATGGCGGATGCCATCATTGACGAGTTTGCTAGACGTGCAAAGGGCTTGTATGCCATGCACGGAATGAAGAGCGTACAACCCGCTAGCCTGCGGGGTGTTGAACGTCGACTGCGGGATGCAGTCGGTTTGTCACGGTCAAGCGCAAAGCGCTTGGCTCCCGTAGTCTGGGATTCTCTGCGGGATGCAGACCAGCCGGAAGAGCAGCCGTCCATCGTAGTAGAGGCGAAAGCCCATGACAATGACGAACGCCAGGACTTACTGGCTCGTCTGG